CGAATTAATAAAAAGAGTGCAAAATGAGTTTGATGAGGCTATAATTAGAATACACATACCATTTGCTACATACGGTGATAAGGATGGAACGGCAGCTAGAGAGAGAATTGAAGAGTGTAAAGCTGCTATCACAAAACCAGGAATACAAGTAGTAGCAACTCACGACTTCTTACCTGAGAGTGGTATCCTATCGTTTTTACACAACAACGATATTAATATATTTTTGTACAACGATGTGTATGGCTCTCAAGGTATAGCCAGTACTCCACACTTTGCTTTATCTCGGAAAACCATTCCTAGTTACAAATACATCAAAGACACGACATTTGATTGGAATTACAGATAAAGTTGATATTGATAAAACCTCAATTAAAGATGCTGTAAATAATCCAAATGAATTATTAGAGCCTTTTGAAGTTTGGTCTCGTAAAAACACATTAGTTTCATATGAAAAAGTATTTGATGAACTATTAGAGGAGGAGCATTTTTTTGGAGCATCCGATCCACAAATAGATAAAGTACTAGCAAGTGCCTTTCCTCCAGGGTATAAAGGAGTCTGTATTGATATTGGAGCGGGAGATGGTAAACTAGGTAGCAATTCTCTTTATTTTGAGAGAAGAGGGTGGAACTGTCTATGCATAGAACCTAATCCGGTATACGAAGAGTACTTAAGAGAAACTCGTGAAAAGGTTGTAAATGTTGCTATTGCTAATTCCGATAAGGACACTATGCCACTTCATGTATTTAAAGTTGTTACTACTGATGTACACGACGGGGATCCTCCTCATCAATACGGGGCTTTGACCTCTTTGAAGGTGGATGAAAAACTATATGAGCGTTTTAAAAATCAAGGATTTATTTTACAAGAGTACGATGTAGAAACTAAAGTAATGACTTTAACAGACTGCATAGAGCAAAACTCCTTTCCTACTAATATTGATTTTATTTCGATCGATACTGAAGGAACAGAGCTAGATGTGGTTATGAGTATAGACTTCAATAAAATAACGGTGTCAGTATTTGTTATTGAAAACAACTTTAAAACAACTGAGGTTGAGGATTATTTAAAACAGTACGGTTATAAAAAATATCTATCACACGAAGAAAATGATTTTTACATACTAGAAGAACTTTTATAAATTTATAGAAATGGATACAGTAGGAAACTTAATAGATAAGCTAACAATAGCAAACATCCGTATATGGATGGCTGAAGACATTAAGCGAGATAAAAATGCCACTGATAAGCAGATAGCAGATGCGACTCGAATTACAAATGTAGTAAACTCATACAGAACTGATTTAATTCAGGAAATAGATGAAACTATAAACGATTTGGTATCTACGGGAAAAGTTCAAAAGTTATATAAACAAGGAGCTACTAAAATGTATGGCAAGTAACTTTTTAATGGGAGGTAAGCTAGGAGATTTTCTCCATGCTATGTTCGCAGTTAAAAATATTTGTGAACAAAATAATACTAAAGCTAATATCTACATGTATGATATTGGATGGGAGTTTGGAATCCACAACACACATTCCGAACTACAGCCTATTTTTTTACAACAAAACTATGTTAGCTCTTTTAGCGTATTGGAAAATTATGAGATTGATCCCATTCAAACTCCAAAGCAAAACACTCCCATTAGAATCTATAATGAGAAGCTTTTACAAGAAGGTTATATTGATCTAGGTGACTACATAAGATCTCCATGGCTCTACAAAACCTGCTGGTCAGATTTGTATAGTAAAACTTTTAACTTTGAAATTAAAAAAGAGTATAGATGGATCACCTACAATAAGATTAATCCAGACCTCGAGAACAAAATACTAATCCAACGAAAAGCACACACATTAAGAAATCCTAATTTTAATTATAGTAGTATAATAGAAAATTACGGTAAAGAAAATATTGTATTTATTTCATCAACTCAAAAAGACTACGACGAGTTTCCAAATAATTCAGAAATACCTTTTTACAAAGTCACTACTTTAGATGACTGGTTTACAGCTATCAACTCAAGCGCTATGGTAATAGCTAATCTATCAGCTCCGGCAGTCATGGCACATGCTATGGATAAGCCACGGATCATAGAACTACCTTATACAATAGATGCCCAACATTGCATAGGCGAGGAGTATTATTCTGATAACGTATACTGGTATGTAGACGATTACGAAAATAATTTAAAATGAAACCATTTGTAATATATACATACGACTACGATCCAGGCATAGGTGGTGTTAAGGTAATGCATAAGCTATGCGACATGCTTAATAAAAATGGATACGAAAGCTACCTACTTCCAATATACCTAAGGGATGAATTTTATACCTGCTCGGACTATGATACTCCGATGATCACACAAGAGGTGTTAAATAATCTAGACGAAGCTATTGTAGTATATCCAGAAGGAATAAAGTATAATCCACTTAATGCTAAGAATGTTGTAAGGTGGATATTAGGACCCTCTAACCAAGACGATGCTGTAACCTATTCTAAATCAGATATAGTATATTGGTATATGGATTATTACTATACTGATTACATAGGACAAAAAGATAATCAATTATTTATAACAGAGTTCCATGATGATATTTTTTTAAATGTAAAAAATCAACGAAGTGGAAGCTGTTACACTATTCGAAAAGCTAATCCAACCAAGTTAGTACATCCTGAGAATTCTATATTCATTCCATTTAGTGGTGCTGGTAACCTGTTAGAACTAGCTAATTTATTTAATTCAACAGAAACATTCTACTGCTACGACAACTACACATTTCTATATACTCAAGCAGCCATGTGTGGGTGCACCAGCATAGTAATTCCAGACGGAGTTAAAACTAAAGAAGAATGGTTAGAAGGATCTAGATTAAACAAGTATGGTATTGCTTACGGCGAAGACGATATACCAAGGGCTAAAGAAACCTTACCTTTGTTATTTGAAGAAATAAATAAGATAAAGTTGGAAATGAACGAACAAGTTTGTATGTTTGCTAATAACTGCAATAATATATTTTAAATGAAAGTAGTATACGTAACAGGTTGCTTAGGTTTTATTGGATCCTATGTGACTAGAAAATGCTTAGAAAGAGGTTGGTATGTTAAGGGTGTAGATAAGATGACATATGCCGCTAACACAACATTATTAAATGAATTCAATCAGTATGATAACTTCTCATTTGTACATTGTGATATAAATAATTTAAAATTCTTATACGAATGTGATTATATTATTAATACAGCAGCTGAAACTCATGTAGGTAATTCAATAGCTAATAGTGATGAATTCGTTCATTCTAACGTTAATGGAGTTCATAATATACTTGAATTAATTAAAAATTATAGACAAGAAACATCAAAAACACCTATACTATTACATTTCAGTACTGATGAGGTATATGGTGATATTGAAGAAGGAGCCCATATAGAAACAGATTTACTAAAACCATCAAACCCATATTCAGCTACTAAAGCAGCAGCTGATATGTTAGTTTTAGCTTGGGGTAGAACATATAATCAACCTTATATTATAGTTAGACCTACTAACAATTATGGAATTGGTCAATATGTTGAAAAACTAATCCCTAAAACATGTAAATACCTTAAATTAGGAAGAAAAATACCATTACATAATAATGGTACTCCAATTAGAAATTGGTTACATGCAGCTGATACTGCGGATGCTGTAATTAAAATTATAGATAATGGAGTTAAAAATGAAATATATAATATAGCTGGTGGGTTTGAACAGTCTAACTATGATACTGTTAAAAAAGTAATTAAAGAATATTGTGGAAACGACAATATAGAGTCATATCTTGATTTAACATATTCTAGAATAGGACAAGACGTTCGCTATGCTTTAGATGATTCCAAATTAAGATCACTAGGATGGGAACCAAATAAAATATTCAATATTGAATTGACTGGTATTGTAAATTATTATAAAAATAAATTTATATGGTAAATAAAGATGAACTAATTTCATTTGAGACAGAAATTGGAGATTTATTTAATGAAGGTAAAATTAAAGCACCTATTCATTTATACTCAGGTAATGAGGAGGAAATGATTGAATTATTTAAAGAAATTGATATAGTAAATGATTGGGTGTGTTGTACTTGGAGAAATCATTATCAAGGACTATTGAAAAATATACCTAAAGATATATTAACAGAAAATATATTAAAGGGAAAATCAATGGTAATGAACTTACCAGAATACAAATTTATATGTAGTTCAATAGTAGGAGGAATTCCATCAATAGCAGCAGGAATTGCATTTGCTATAAAATTACAAAACAAATCAGATAGAGTATGGTGTTGGGTTGGTGATATGAGTGCTGAAACAGGAGCATTTCACGAAGCATATAAGTATAGCTTAAATCACGGTTTACCTATAACATTTATTATAGAAGATAACAAAAAATCAGTATGTACACCTACACCAGATATATGGGGAAGAAATCAACCATATTATCTCACATCAGAATATAAAGGTGGAATATTAAAACAAAAGAATCTATATTATTATCAATATACAAATGAAAAATATCCTCATGCTGGAGCTGGTATGAGAGTTCAATTTTAACATATGAATTACTTTGACGAATTAAAAAAAGCAATGAGTTTACTAGCTGAACATCCTAAAACAATGTTTATAGGACAAGCAGTAGAGTATGAAGGAACGGGATTATATGATTCATTAAAACATCTTCCAGATAATAAAAAGATAGAATTACCCGTTGCAGAATATTTTCAAACAGGATTAGCGAATGGGATGGCTATCGAAGGAATAATTCCTGTATCAACATATCCTAGATGGAACTTTATATTGATGGGAACGGATCAAATAGTAAATCATTTAGACAAGTTTACAACAATGTCTGATGGTAGATGTGCTCCTAAAGTTATAATTAGAGTAGCAGTTGGAAGCGAATATCCAGTAGATCCACAATGTCAACACAAAGGTAATTTTACAGAAGCTTTTAAGAGTATGACTAAAAATATAGACATAATTGAGCTAATTGAACCAGAAGATATACTACCAGCATACCAGAAAGCTCTTAATAGAAATGATGGCATCAGTACAATATTAGTTGAATTTGCCGATTATTCAAAAACAAAATAATGAATATATTAATTACAGGAGGAAATGGTTATATAGCTAAAAGTTTATATAATACTCTTAAAGATAAATATAATGTAACCTCTATTAGTAGAGATAATTTTGATTTAACCAATAGTGAAGCAACAAATGATTTCTTTAAACATAGACTGTTTGATATTGTAATTCACTGTGCTGTTAAGGGTGGAAGTAGATTAGTTGAGGATAAGGGGAATATAATAGACGATAATTTGTCTATGTATTATAATTTACTAGCTAATAAATCTCATTTTGATAAATTAATTCATTTTGGATCGGGAGCAGAAATACATGCTAAAGATACTCCATATGGTTTAAGTAAACAGGTTATAAGACAATCTATATTAGATAAAGATAATTTCTATAATCTTAGAATATTTGGGATATTTGACGAAAATGAGTTAGATACTAGATTTATTAAAGCAAGCATTAATAGGTATATAAATAAAGAATCAATCCAAATACACCAAGATAAGTATATGGATTTTATATACATGCCAGACCTAATTAGGATAGTTGAGCACTACCTTAGCACTAATAACTTAAGCAAGGATATAAATTGTAATTATAAAACAACTCATAAGTTGTCTGAGATTGTAGATATAGTTAATTCATTGAGTACTTATAAAGTTCCTATTCAAATTCAAAATGATTTAATAAGTAGTTATTGTGGATTATATAATGAGCTGCCTATTAATTTTGTAGGATTAGAGCAAGGTATAAAAGAAGTTTATAAAAAATTAAAACAATAATCTATGAAAGATCCTCGCATATTATATCATATGCATGTAATGTGGTACGAATCTAAAATGATAAATGAAACTTTAGAATCATTACAACTAGCTGTTGAAAATTCAACTATTCCAGTTGATATAATGATTTGCTTAAATTCACAAACCTATATGGAACAACCTGACGGTGTGGTACCAGTTGAAATGTTTAATGAATTCGTAGAGCATCCAGTACTAAAAAACGCTACCTTAATACACAAGACTGATAACGATCCGTTTTATAATGTAGGTGACTGGCGTAGAGACCTTTACGGTCCTGACTACGACTACAAATATATCGTATGGGGCGAGAGTGATGGACTTGTACCTGAAGATCATTTCTTTCTACTAGCAGCTATTGATATTGATCATCCACACTACGTATCACTCGCATCTAGAAAGATGTGGGATAGTACTTGGGATGAAGTAGAACATCCATGGCTAAGACAGTTTCCGAGAAATGGACCACCAGACAATCCAGCACAAGCACCGGAACCTTTTAACAGTGGACACTACATATCCCTTAATCAATTAAATGAATTTAATAGGCAGTTCGAGCCAGTGGTAATACAACTACAACAGAATAAGATTGATGGTAATTTAATAGCGTTATCAAAAGGATTACCATATCCATTCATACCTCCTGATCTAAGGTTTTGTCGAGAGGATTTGTGTGCTCAAATATTTTTTACGATAAACGGGATACCACAGTATCATATATCAACAAGGCTCAAAGGACATAACTATGTACATCCAAATAAAAGAATAGGTACTAAGGATGATAGATCCAATACAAAGTACACCAACTATAATGAAAACATAGCACCGGCTATCATTAACAATTTTTTAAGAGAAGCACAAACAATCAAATAGATGTCTAACATATCACTACTAGTAGGACTAAAAAATAATTTAGACTACAACAAGCATTTCTATAATACTACAAGAGCATTGTACCCAGAAGTTGAGATATGCTTTGTTAGCTATGCATCAACAGATGGTACACATGAATGGTTACATACACTGAACGATCGTAATGTACACTACTACTGTTCAACAGAGCAGAAAACCTTCTCAGATACATTTAATAAAGCAGCCGAACTAGCTACTAATGAGTACGTCGCTTATGCGCATAATGATGTAGTACTAGCACCAGGCTTTTTAGAGAATATAGCTAAGCATGTAGCACCTAATCGCATAGTATCCTACACAACAATAGAGCCACCAATCTTTTCTGGACACGAGAGACCTGGGAAGATCATCTATGATTTAGGTACAGACTTAGAATCATTTGAATTAACTAAGCTATATAGCTACGTTGAGGAAAAGCAAAAAGAGTACATTAATAAAACAGAGCCAGGAATTACTTTCTTCATGTGCATGCCACGTAAAGCTTTATTAGAGATTGGAGGAATGGACAATCTATATAATCCAATGTTTTGTGAAGACGATGATATTATCAATAGGTTTAAATCAATAGGACTTGAAACAATAACATCCCTCGATGCTATATGCTACCACTTTGTAAGTAAGACTTCTAGATTCTCAGAAGAGTATCAAGCTAGAACACAACAAATAGAAAGTACATCAAATAGAAACTACATTAGAAAATGGGGTAGCAGATCATCAACTAAGAAATACGATATTGGATATGTAATGTCTAATTCTAATCTAGCTCTTTTAAGTATAGTCGAGCCTTGGTGTAGTACAGTATATATAGTAGATCGGTATAAAAAGGATCTATGTGAGTATGTTGATAGAGAACAGCACCTTACTAAGTTTGATCTCAAAAAGAAAATAAAAGACTTTGATAGTATAAAAGATAATGATATTATAGTAGAGTTTGATGGATTGAAGTTAACACAGGAATCATTTAATCTATTAATACAACTACCAGACATCATAGCAGAGTCAGGTGAAGTAGGTGAATTTGAATTAGATATGTTTAAAGTAACTATACGTAGTTTAGATAGATATGAAAATAAACTAATAACACTAGACGATCCATACTACATTAACCAACTCATTTAACTATTTATAAGCATGAAACATTTAGCAGAAGCATTAGCAGCAGCCATACCTGAATACCAAGTATCGGTAGCTGGACAAGAGTTTACTTTGAGGTTTGATGTAAACATTAATAAGACTAAGAAGGGTATAAAGCTACAGTTTGTTAGCAATGACTTGCCACAAGATATTAGATTAAAGCAAAAGTTAACTAATGACATAGGTACAGAGTTACAAAAGAAGTTCGCAAATGCAGGGCTACAAGTAACCTTGGATATGGAAAATCCATATACAAATGCTATAGGCTTCTTACTACCACTACCATCCGTAGCTAACAATGTAATGCAAATAGCATTCCCAGAAGCACTTGAGCAGGACAATCAAGCGGCAAAGCCGGAGCAACAACCAGAAGAGCAACCAGAACAGGAACCACAACAACAACAGCAACAACAGCCGTTACCATCAAAAGAAGAACCCCCTAGCCAAGAAGATGAGGATCTAAGAGAAGCTATGATGTGGAGAGCTGGGATTAGATAATAAATAAAGTACAATAGTTATGGCAAAAAGACAGATACCAAAAGCAGTGTTCGAACCTTGGGAAGGGTTAGAATCAGCAGACTTACTACAAACACCGCAGTTAGTAGATCTTGTAAAAAGAGAAGCTCCTAAAGCTATCAAAGATGCTTTTGAAAATAGAAAGACTTTTGCAACGCTCTTTCAAATAAATCATTCTGAACATTATTTAGATGTACCAAAGCAGTACTGGGTTGCTGCACTGGAAGAGTGTTTAAAATATTTAATAGAGGATCAACGTTACGAAGAGTGTAAAGATATTAAGAAGTTAATTGACGAAATCAAGGCCGGTAGTAAAATTAAATACACTAAAAAATTGAAAGCAGATGACAGAAAAACCACTAACGGAGATACAGTCGGCGATTAATAGCATACTAAATGTTAAGAGCTTAATTAGAAAGAAGAAAAAGAAGCAGGCTGATAAAAAGAAAGAACTCTTTGTAGCTATTATAAATTCAATTGAACAAATTATTATACGTCAAACCCTGATGTATGCAGATCTTCAATTAGATTTTGCAAACTACGACGAATCGTTTTTAGATACAATAGACGCTCTAATTGTTCTACACTTTGGAAAGGAAGGAGCGGAGGTTATTAGCTGGTACTTATGGGAAAGACAAAACCCAGATGGCACACTTAACTTTCTGCTAGATGAATTTGATAATGAGATTCATATAAACAGTGCACAAGAACTATGGGAGCTGCTAACACAGATAAATCCCAGTACAAATGAGCAAAGGTAGACCACCAAGAGACCTCACAGAAGCTGCTATAAGGAATGCGATCAAGCATACCAAATCAAATACACAAGCAGCAAGATACCTAAACGTCACAATAGATACTTACAGAAAGTATGCTAGTCTTTATGTTGATCAGGAGACTGGTAAAACTCTGTACGAGTTGCATGACAACAAGGCAGGTAAAGGAGTATCAAAGCTACACTGGAAGCAAGAGTTTCCGATGGAGAGATTAGAAAATATACTTGCTAAGGATGAGTACAAACCATTCAATGCACAGAAGCTCAAAGAAAGGTTGATATATGAAGGTAAGCTTAGAATGGAATGTTATAGATGTGGACATACTGAGAAGCGAGTGATTGATTACAAACAACCATTAGTATTAAATTTTAAAGACGGCAACAAGTACCGTTGGCAGTTAGATAACTTAGAGATGATATGTTATAACTGCCATTTCCTATATGTAGGTGGTTTATTTAATGACAAGCAGATTAGGAGAATAGAAGATGCATCGGCACCTATCATAAAATCAGCAGAAATAAATTATGGAGTCGACGATGCTTTTCTGGAACATTTTAAGGATATTGGATTAATAGAGGATGATGGTTACAAACCAGGAGACGAGTTTATATCAAAATTATAAATTATGAATTTACAATCAATGGATAAAGATGAGCTACAAGCTATTGGAGACGTCTTAGATGAAGCACTAGAAGCGGGATTAGAGGTAGAAGTTATATACTGGGCTTTAAAAGCAATGAAAGAAAACCCATTGTTAACTATACCGGAAGCAATGGCGCTTGGTATTACGGAGTGGATTAAATAAAAAAAGTAGAGTTTATCCGTACTTTAATGTTTTATATACCTATATTTATTAGTAGTGTATGATCAGCGATACAACATATGATATTATAGCTTCAGTAGCAGATACCTATGTGCCTAATAAAAAGCACGATCTGTTACATGTTGTTAGTAGAGAAGCTTGGATTGATATAGTTGTTGAACTGGTTAATAAAGGTGCTATAAAGCCAAAAATGGCTGTTATACTCAAATGTGCCCTTAACTGGGAAGCTTTATTAACCTTAAAACTTAGTCGATTAAACTAATGACATTCTTACAAATCAATCCGTATCCATTCCAAGCTGCATTTATACAGTATGGCGTACTTGGAATTGTAGCTTTTGTTCTAGGATATTTTGCCTGGACATCTTACAAAAAACTTGTAGATCGTAATGACAATCTTGAAAAGAAAGTAGATGCTTTACAATTAGAAGTAAGAGCGTTACTAGTAGAAGAGAGAGATCGTATGAGTAAAATCATAGAAGAGAACACAAAAGCAATCACAGAACTTAGACACATCATTGTATCAGCTTTATTAAATTCAAGCGATAAGTGAGATACAACTCCGACGCACTAGGCAGGCTTGCTGGCAAACTACTTAGTGGTAAGAGTAAATATGATGAGTTAAAAGAAATTGCTAATAGACAAAACTATCTACACAAGGTTCAAAAGTTAAAAGAAAGGCTAACAGAAGATTTGAAATTCTGGATAGCAAAAGGTACTAGCAATAGATTAGCAGACATAGAAAAAGACATAAGGTATATATCAGGTGTATTAAATAAGAAAGAGTTTACAAAACAAGAGAAAGAAAAAATAGATGAGCTTGTAAAAAAGCATCCAATAAAATAGTTATGAAAGAAAATGGTTTTACAAAATTTGTACGTGAATATAAAGACGACACCGATAAAAAAGTAGTATCTAGATGGCACTACGACTACTCCATCACAAAAAACGGACCAATCCTAGTTGAAGAATTTGGTCTTCCTCCAAAAGAAAAAAACAAAAGGACAACAAATAAAGTTGTTGATTAGCAATTCTGATTGTATATTTACTCTATAACTAAATATATATAACATGAAGTATTGCAAAGTGTGTAGTGAACCAATCCATCCTAAAAGAGTTGAGTTAGGCTACAAAGATACCTGCGTAAACCATTCAGATGCTAGCAAGTATGTAGGATTTGTAGCAGGAACAGGTAAAGTAGATTATGAAGTAAGCATTGTTAGAGATCCTGAAACTGCAAAACAAA